TGTTTAACAGGGGTTCGATTCCCTTGGCGTCCATTACCACGCACTGAGCGTGGTTTATATCAACATGAACGTCTTTGTTCTCAAGTACGAATCACCTTGCTGTGGTATCGACTATGTACAAGTCTACGAAACTCTTCAAGGTTGCATGGATAAACTTGCAATCATGAAAGAGCACGACAATTTCGATGAAGATGAAAAGATCACCATCGAATGTATGGATGTTATCAGCGATGAAGCAGCAGAAGAACGCCTGTACAACGTTCGTAAATACAAGCAAGAACGCGAAGCAAAAGCAGCTCAAGAAGCAATAGGAGGCTGATGAGGTATCAAATCCTTTTCACGATTGGAGGGGTGCCCATCGTGGGCACTCTTTCCAACGTGGTGGCGTGCGAATACGTCACCGCTTCCAGTGTCATGGACGCACACTGCAAAGGCACAGCTTTAGCAGTTGGCCATGAACGTGTAGCACAAGTTATTCCTTTAAATGAAACCTAAAGCCAAATCACTCGATGACGAGTATTTCATTCGCAACGCAATCCTTGGTTGGATGTATCACTACCCCAATCATAAATGGACTCCAGTGTATGAGGAATTGCTTTCGCGAGAGAACATCATTGTCAAACCAAAACCAAGACCAGCTCGAAGGCGTAAGCCTTCACAATCATCAGAGCCTGCGTGAGTACGTAGTCACGCTGTCAAGTGGCGAACAGATGTATATCCTCGCCGCCGATGCCATGGATGCAGCATATAGCGCCTTGGAATTGTCCGAAGACAGACACTCTGACCTAATCAACGTACGTATCACCGATGAATGGTAAAAAACCATACTTTCCAAACAACTGGAAGGAATACAAGGACGCAGATCCTGACAGCTTCATTCCTCACACATTCTTTGAAGTCATGGAATGGAAAGTTGCAGGGTGGGAATTACCTAGCAGCGTCGATTGCATCATTAGAACTACACATCTTCAATCAAAGAAGGTGAAAGAACATGTTTATAAGCGCAGACATGCTGCAGAAAACAAGATTAAGCAGCTTTTAAACGATCAAACCCATGAATTCTGTGTAACCACCCATGAATCACAGCACTACGTCGGACCCAAGCATCAAGACCATGACGATGAAGAGTTTTAATTTTCTTTGCGATTCATTGCAAGAAGAGATCAACCTTCACCCACACAAAGACGAGCTTCTGCAATTGATACAAGAGCAGTTGTGCGACGACGTTTTGTAGCCCTCGCTACATTTGTGTATGTTCGCGCCAATACAGTGATAACGATTCTCCTCATGGGGCTTTTTTTTTGAAACGAATTAACTTCTCCATGGCAGACGAGTGTCACGCCTTGCTCAAAAGTGTTTGTGCACTTAAGGGTAAAAACATGGGTGAGTGGATTTACCAATGTGTACGTGAGGATTTTGTAAAAAGAGCTTTTGAAGATCAGCAAGTACAGCAGATTGTGCTAGCTGGTACGTACCAACCTGGAAGCAAGGCATATTCTCTCAAGGAATCAATTTTGGAGGCCAACAGCCATTGTTCAGGCGACTAAAGAACTCTTTCTACTGGGGCATCGACGATGTCTCTTTTTATGATCTACAGCTCCACTTCGGTAGATTACGTGTAGAGTGGGGAGGACCCTTACCACTCAAGGACAGTGGACCCCCTAAGAAACCAAGCCACGGACGCACGACTTGAAAAGCTTCACGCGGGCTTTGAGCTGATCAGGCTCTTAGACCGTGAGATGCCAGGCCAGGTCGTGTCTTGCTTCCTGTATGTGGCATCACATAATGGCTGCCATAAGCAGGCCATGGAGCAGGAGCTGGGCCTGACCACAGCGTCATCCAGCCGCAACACGGACATTCTTAGTAAGGGTCGTCTCGGACGTGAAGCCGAGGGCCTTGACCTAATCACTAAGGAGGTAGATCCAGCTAACCGCAGGCGTCAAACACTCAAGCTCACGCCTCGCGGCAAATCACTTGCTCAACAAATGAAAACCATCATTTATGGCTAAACAATTCACCTGGGGTGAAGCCGTAGAAGAAACATTGCGCACACGTCCAACGTGGCGTAATGGATCAGGGCGCAAGCCTGCAATCATCAACTGTGGACATTTCACCCGACATCAAGGACTGAGCTTCCCTTGTAACCGCATCAACATCACCGTCATGGAAGACATTGGTGTGGAATTAGAAGAGGAAGGAAAGAGTGACGCGACCATCAATCGTGTGACTTCTGCTGTCTCAACCGTGCTCAATCACTGTGCACGTCGTGAGCTGTGCAACAAACCTCCGATGTTTACCAAACGCAAGGAGGATGAGGTGCGGCTGACGTGGTTCGACAAGGACGAAGTTGAGCGCCTCGTCTTTGCATGTATGGATCCCTTTGACCGGAAGGACATCGCGGACATCACGCTGGCTGCTGCCTATACAGGCATGCGTCAAGGCGAACTGCTCAAAATCAAGGCACGTGACATCGACCTGGGTGCTGGTCTGATCCACGTTGGTGGACGGCCTGACCAACGCACCAAGCCAGGTAACTACCGGGCCATCCCTGTTCATGACCGCATCGCCAAACTGCTCTCAGAGCGGCTTGAGTACGCGAACCCCAACGTCAGGGTGTTTGGGGATGAATGGAGTAACAAAGACCAGTTACTGCTTGCCTTTAAAAAGGTGCGCAAGTACTGCGGCCTGGATCAGTCCCTTGTGTTTCACAGTTTGCGGCACTCGTTCGCTACGTGGCATGCGGAAGCAGGCACACCGATGCGGACACTGATGACGCTGATGGGACACAAACGCATTGAGACCACCTTGCGTTATGCAAAGACCACAGACACGGCTTTAACCGAGGCCATGGCTGCGATCTAGGCGTGACTACTGGGTGCGCTGTGCTACCTTCTTTCAGTCCGAACGGGACATTTCTCAGCGAGTCCAATCGCTGGAATCCACACGCGGATGTGGCGGAATTGGTAGACGCGCTAGTTTCAGGTTCCTGAGCGACTAAGTTTCACTTGCGTATGGGTCGGGCTTGAATGCCTGACCCTTCTTTATTTGCAACGACTCCACTTCGGTAGGAGTCTATTCACCGACTCTAACGCGCATTCTTATTGACAACCTTTGAAGATATCGGCGCTCAAATTAAGCTTGAGCGAGAGCAAATCAAGCGGGGTTTAGAAAAACTCCACAACAACACACAACAACTTGAAGACAAAAGCTATGCAAGCGCAAGTGTCTACGGCGTGGCTTCTATTGGCGACCTTGTTCCTCTTGTGGTCGAGCACATTCATGAAACTCGTTTAAGGATTAGGAAGGGCACAGCAGGTGTCAACTTCAAAGAAATCATCACGTACTTAAACGATTTAGATGCAGAAGCAGCCGCATTAATTGCATGCAAAGTTACCTTTGATAAGGTCTTCAGCACTAAACCAAAGGCAAACCAAGCTGCATATGTAACTGACGCTATTGGTAAAGCTGTCGAAAACGAGTGCATGCTGCGCCACTACGAGACCAAAGTGCCTGGACTGCTGCACACACTGCAGGAGAACTATTGGCACCAAAGTTGTGGCACTGACCAAAAGGTCACAATCATCAAAACGCTAATGAAGCGTTACGACGTGCCTATGTGGGAAACGTGGGGTCGTGCCCAGAGGGTCAGGCTCGGTGGCTGGCTGTTGGACTGCATTTGTCAGGCCAGCGGTTGGTTCACGACAGAAAAACGGCAAGAGGGTCGAAAAACACCGCTTTATGTGGTGCCGACACCTGAATTCATGGCCATCAAAGACGAAGTCATGGCAACGGCTGAATTATTCAGCCCCATCGCCTGGCCAATGATCGTTGAACCTAAAGACTGGCAGCCTGATGGCACTGAGGGTGGCTACATCCTCAATGAGGTCATGAAGGGCTACGAAATGGTTCGTCGCGGTAACCGGCACCGTATACAGGGAGAAACCCCAATCAACTTTTTGAACCACATTCAGAAGGTTGCATACACCCTCAACCCCTTCATTGTTGATGTCGCAAGGACGCTGCAAGAGAGGGGAATTGCGGTTGGAAAGTTTATCCCTGTTGTTGAGACACCTCTGCCACCAAAGCCCGTAGACATCGCAAACAATGCGGAGTCTCGCAAGGACTACCGTAGGAGGGCAGCAGAGGCGATGAACGTCAATGCACAGCAATTCAAGCGTTCGTGTCGTACACGGATGACAATGAATGCTGTTGATGTATTTGAGAAGTACGAAAAGTTCTATTGTCCGTGGAGCCTGGATTATCGGGGGAGGTGTTATCCAATCCCTGCATTTCTCACACCACAAGACACAGACTTTGGTAAATCACTGCTTAAATTTCATCGACAAGCATTGATGACACCAGAAGCAGAACGCTGGTTGTCATTTCAAGTCAGCACCACAGCCGGTAATGACAAATTACCTATTGACGAGCGTCTGGATTGGACAAACGACAACCACAGCCTGATTACAGCTGTTGCAACTGACCCTATCGGCAACCTATCCACATGGGAAAGTATGGACGAACCATGGCAGTTCCTTGCTGCCTGTGATGAGTACTACCACTGCGTCATGTTGTGTGATCGCAATTACACAAACTTGCCAATAGCCGTTGACGCCACCTGCAGTGGATTACAGATCCTGGCAGGGTTGGCCAGGGATGCAAGTACTGCCCAGTTAGTTAATGTTTTGCCTGGTGATAAACCACAGGATGCATACAAGGTCATAGCTGAAGAAGCTAAACCAAACATTCCTGATAGTGTCAAACCTTACTGCGACAGAAAGCTGACCAAAAGAACAGTTATGACTGTTCCTTACAATGCTAAACCTTATTCAAATCGAGGCTACATACGTGAAGCTTTGAAAGATAAAGGTGTCGAAGTAGATAAAGACGACCTAACTGCAACTGTCAAAGCAGTAAGGGATGCAATGAATGTCATCGTTCCTGGGCCAATGAGGGTCATGAAATGGATTGAGCAAGAAGTCAGTAACGCTATCGACCGAGGTTTGAAAGAACTCACATGGGTCACACCATCTGGGTTTGTTGTCACACAGAGGTTGATGAAAAAACATGTTGAACGTATTAGGCTTCAATTGCTTGGTGATTGCAACATTTTCATTGCAACTGGTGACAAGAACGAAGTCGATAAATCACATCATAAGAACGCAACTGCACCCAACCTAATCCATTCACTTGATGCAAGCCTCCTTCACTTATCTGCAATACGCTTCAACGCTCCGATTTCCCTCATACACGACTCGGTTCTTTGTCGTGCTACTGACATGTCTGTTCTTTCAGCCATTGTTCGTGAGACATACATGTACTTATTTGCGGAACATGACTACCTGAAGTCATGGGCTGAACAGATCGGAGCTGAATCAGATCCACCTATTATCGGCACACTTAATCCTGAGTCGGTAATTGAATCCACTTATTTTTTCTGTTAATGTCAAGAAACACCTACGTAACTGAGCAACCTGTTGTCCTTGATGGATATCAGGCTGTCATGACACCTTCCCAGCATGGATTTTCTCTCCATGCAATCATCGATCAGGACTTGGTTGACCGTCTTGAAGAAGACCGAGTTGAAGCCCTGAAGTGGGCTGAATCAAAACTAAAGAATCCAAAACGAACCGTTTTGAAGCCTGAGCCGTGGGAAGAGGTTGCTGCAAACAAATACAAAGTCAAGTTCAGCTGGAAGGAAGACCTCAAGCCACCCATTATTGACACTGAAGGTACGACAATTACTGAAACCCTGGATATCCGTAGTGGTTCCAAGGTCAAGCTGGCTTTCTATCAGAAGCCCTACATCTTTGGTGATGCTTACGGTACATCCCTCAAACTCAAGGCAATTCAATTGGTTTCACTGAGTAGTGGAGCTGGTGTTGATATCGGTGACATGTCAACTGATGATGCTGCTGCTTTGTTTGGAACGACTCAAGGTTTCAAGCAGTCAGAGCCAAACGTCATTCCTGCTGATTCCGAACCCGATGAGGATGATTTCTGATGGTTGAATTCAACGTAGAAAAAGATGCAGCCACTGGGCTGTACAAAGGCACACTGACCGTGAATTTGCCTGAGTTGACTGCCACTCGATACAAGGCAGACCGAAATGATTTCAAATATGAGATGCGTCGAGCTATCAGTGAAATCGTAGAGGAGATCATCGAAAAAGGAATCGATGACTGATGGCTTTCCGCTCAGGTCTCGAAGAGCGGGTAGCTGACCTGCTCGTTGATCTGGGTGTCAAATACGAATATGAATCTACCAAGGTCGATTATGTTATATCTCATATCTATACTCCTGATTTCGTACTTCCT